GAACAACGCATCATGGACGAGTTGGCCCATGATCGTGACATCCCCAAGGCCTTCGCCCGTTACCAGTCCATGCAAGCCATTGAAACCAACGCCACCGAAACCACGGCCCACGAACTGGCCAAGACCTACCTCATGAACATGAACGAGGTAAGGGAAGGCAGGCGCAAGGATTCAATCTTCCCCACCTACATCAGCCCAATGGACCGAATGCTCACAGGATTCAAGCCCACCGAGTTTATACTGTTGGGCGGTCGTCCCGCAATGGGCAAGACGCTCTTGGCCCTGCAAATAGCGATGAATCAAGCCATGGCCGATATTCCCGTGGTGTTCTTCACGCTGGAAATGTCAGCGGAGCAACTGACCCAGCGGATGCTTTCTAACCTTGCCACCATGGACGGGGCGCACTTTCTAAACCCCACGGAGCGAATCAGCACTAAGGCCTTTATGGACCTTGGCCAAAAAGCGGACCTGCTAAAGTCCAAGCCGCTCTACATCGTGGACTTGCACCAAGCCAGCCTTGACCGCATTGAGGGCGAAATCGCAAAACTAAAAACCAAGTACGGGATTTGCGGATTCTACTTGGACTACCTCCAACTCGTAGAGCCGACCAAGATTGACAAAGCCAAGCCGAAAATTGAGCAGATGACCAATATTTCCAAAACGCTTAAAGCCATTTGCAAACGGCAGAAGGTGTTCGGGGTCGTGGTGTCGTCCCTATCCCGTGCAACCGAGGGAAGAAGCGACCATCGCCCCATCATGTCCGACCTTCGGGAAACGGGCCAACTGGAGTTTGATGCTGATAAAATCGGATTCGTTTACCGACCCTACGAACATGACAGGAACCAGCCAGCGGACCTTATGGAAGTCATCGTCCGAAAGAACCGCAACGGTTCCCTCGGCATCGCAAACATTCAATGCCACCTTCCCTATACCAAAGCCAACGAATACCCACCCAATTCGCTATGATGGAAGAATACAACCTCCAAGCCGCCTGCGTCAAGTTGTTTGCTTTGATGCGACCCAACGAGCAGGGTCTGCTATTTCTGAACCTCAACAACCCCCGTTCCCGCTCCAACGGCTTCTTCCTCAAAGGCATTGGGCTGACCGCTGGAGTTGCCGACATGACCTACCTATCGCCCAAGGGTGCGGTGTTCTTGGAATTTAAAACCCCCAAGGGCAAGCAGTCCCTCTCGCAAAAATGGTGGCAGGGGGTCGTGGAGGCAGTTGGCTACAGGTATGTAGTCATCCGAAGCGTGGAAGATTTCCAGCGGGTGTTGGATGAATGTTGCTAACTTGTGTATATGTTTGCTGAACCTAAACCAAAACCCATGAAACCAACCCCCACCGATTTCCGCCGCTGGCAAATCCACATCCGCAAGGAATGCGTGAACTGCAACCGACCCGACAAAAGCGAAACCATCAAGCCTTGGTCCGTCAACTGGACTCTGCTCGGTCGTATCCTCCAAGCCAAAAACGCCTGACCATGGAATGGATTAAATGCTTGGACCGAATGCCGACACCTTACGAGCCAGTCCTGATTTTCACGACCGACATGAATCAAGCCTATGCATGGCTGGGCGACGGCCGTTGGTACTACGAACACCAAACGTGGTTCCTAATTGAAGTAAGCCATTGGATGCCTCTACCCCCAAACCCTTTCTAATGAAGTACGGATCCGTTTGTTCAGGCATTGAGGCAGCTTCAGTCGCTTGGCACGACCTCGGATTTGAACCACAATGGTTCTCCGAGATTGAGCAATTTCCCTCCGAGGTATTAAAACACCGATTCCCAACGGTCCCCAACTTGGGAGATATGACAACCATTAACCAAAACCCAATCGCAGATGAGCGACCAATTGACCTTCTCGTGGGCGGAACCCCATGCCAATCCTTTTCCGTCGCAGGACTTCGCAAAGGTCTTGCTGACCCAAGAGGAAACCTCATGCTTACTTTTCTTTCAATCGCTGATAAATTCCGTCCCAAGTGGGTCGTGTGGGAAAATGTCCCCGGTGTATTGTCGTCCAACGGAGGAAAAGATTTTGGTACCTTCCTTGGGGCGTTGGGCGAACTCGGGTATGGGTTCGCATATCGAGTTCTTGACGCTCAACACTTCGGAGTGGCACAAAGACGCAGAAGAGTGTTTGTTGTCGGATACCTTGGAGATTGGAGAGTTGCCGCAGCGGTTCTATTTGAGTCCGAAAGCCTGCAAGGGAATACTAAACCGAGCAGAAAAAAGAGGGAAGAAGTTGCCTCCAATGCTCAAGGAAGCGTTGGAGAGGCAGGCGATGTAAGTTGCGTGGGAGGCAATTTAAGCCCTACTGTTACAAGCAAATGGATGAAGGGATATGGAGGCCCAAGCGGTTCAAACGAAACAGGCAATATGGTTTATGCCCAACCAATAGGGGTTGACCTTTACAATCAATCCATTACCGGAGATACTTTTCAAACTGTAAGCACCCGTATCAACGCATCAACAACCGGTGGTGTTATGGAATTTAGCGCAGTTGCCCAACCGATAGCCTATTCATTTGACGCATTGTCATCCAACTCAATGAAATCATCCAATCCAAATAGCGGATGCAGAACAGTTGATGTGGCTAAGACTTTGGACACCGCAACACCCGAACCATCAAAGAATCAAGGTGGCATAGCGATTGCCCAACCGATAGCCTTCAAAGTTCGTGGTGGTTGCGAAGGTGGAGGAAAGGGATACCTCGGTCAAGAAGAGCAAGCGTTTACGATTAGCACAATGCAGGATCAGCAGATTGCCCAACCTCTTTACTACGAATCGCATCCTCAAGATTCAAGAGTCAATGGCCCAAAGGATGTCGCTGATACCGTGAGTGCAAACTATGGGATGGGAGGAGGCAATACGCCATTGGTTCAGCAACCGATGGCTATCCGAAGGCTGACCCCCAAGGAATGCGAACGCTTGCAGGGATTCCCCGATGATTGGACAAAGATTCCATACCGAAACAAGGAAGCCGACCAATGTCCCGATGGACCGAGGTACAAGGCTTGCGGTAACTCAATGGCGGTGCCTGTTATGCGATGGATAGGAGAGAGAATAAACTTAATCGAATCAATGCTTTAACCATGGACCTAATCTCACGCACCATTCTCGGCTATACCGCAGAGGTTGTCGGAGTCAGCCCGGACGACATCTTGAGTGAAGTCAAGACCCAAGAACTGGTCCTTGCTCGAAGCATCTTTGCCGACATCGCCTACTCGGAATACCTGTACACCTACTGCCAAATCGGGCGTATCATCAAGAGGAACCACGCAACAGTCATGCACAACCTCGAAATCCTTGCGATAAACATGAGAGCGAGGCCCGACATTAAATTTCTTCGTACACAGGTTTTAAACAGGACGAGAGATTTTTTGCAACATTAGGAAAAACCCCCTCCATCTTTGCGTGAGTGAACGCAGAGAGCATCGTCCTTGACCTGTACCGAAGCGGAGAAATCCGCAAGGCTTGCCTCACCATCACGGGGGGCGACCCGCTTTGGAGGGACTTGGAGCAGGAGTGCGTCCTCATACTGCTGGAGAAAAATCCAGAAAAAATCATGCAAATCCACGGGCAGGGGTACTTCAAGTTCTATGTGGTTCGCCTCCTGCTGAACCTGTACCGAGGCAAGAACAACCAGTTCGCCCAAAAGTATCGCCACCACGATTTGCTGGAAGAACTGGACCCCGATTCCCCAATTCCCCAGTCCGAGTACGATTCCTTGATGGACGACCTGTGGGCCATTGCCGAGGCGGAAATGGATACCTGGGCCAAGGACGGGGCGTTCCCTTATGACAAGGAACTGCTCCGCCTGCACCTACGGACGGGCAACATGAAGAAACTTTCACGGGACACGGGCATCCCGTATCGCAGTATAATCTATTCCATTGACCAAGCCAAGGCCAAAATCAAGGCCGCAATCCAAAATCATGGACACGCTGATATTTCCCCTGCTGATTAGTTCGCTGACCGCCCTCGCTATTGCGGAGTACCATGTCCTGCCGCAAGCCTGGTACAAGACCTGGTTCGCAAGGCACAAGCCGTTCTCCTGCGTGACTTGCCTCACTTTTTGGGTGGCGGTGGCCCTGACCCTGCCGACATGCGGTTGGGTTCTCGCTCCTGTGTACGGCCTCGCATCGGCGGGGTTGACCGTTGTCATCCTGCAACTGACCAACCGATGACCCAAGACGAGTACCTGCTGGCAACCAAGCACCGCCATTACTGGGAACAATACCAAGCCGCCCTGTTCATGCGCCTCTCCCCCGAAGCGGTCCACGACTTGCAGACTATCCTCGTGGCCCACGGCAGGCCCAACACAAATTGGTGGTGCGCTGACTGCGTAAAATCGGCCCTCCAATACATTTACCAAGAGGCGGACCAATTCGCCGAAGCCAACCAGCACCAAGTCAGCCATGCCATTAACAATCCCAACCCGTGAACATTTCGAAACCTATGCCGACTACGGCGAAGGCGTCCGCAACAACGCCAAGCGGGGGATTGAACTCAACGAGCGCAATGGCAACAAGTGCGCAACCCAAACTGGTAAGGTCAGGGCGCAGCAACTCGCAAGCGGTGAGGCTATTTCCCTTGAAACCGTTAAGCGGATGCACTCCTACCTATCCCGTGCGGAAACCTACTACGACAACGCTGATTCCACCAGCGACTGCGGCTACATCTCCTATCTCCTTTGGGGCGGAAAAGCGGCCCTTGGGTGGAGCAGGAATAAACTACGAGAACTTGGCGAACTCGACTAAAGCCCCCAACGATGAGGAACAAGTCCAAGCCCGCATGGATTCCCTCATGATGGTCATCACGACCCTCTGCGACTGCATTGGGGCGGTGGAGGAATCCAACTCCCCGAACGCCTTTGCGGTGAAGATGAAAATCGTGGACAAGATTGACGAACTGATTGATAAAATAGAATACTGATGGCAGGCCGTCCCCCAATATGGAATACCCCCGAAGAACTATGGGAGGCGTTTGAAAAGTACAGGGCCGAGAACAAGGCCAACCCATACCGAGTGCAGGATTATGTCGGCAAGGATGGGGTCATGGTTTACAGGGACAAGGAGCGGCCTATCACTTTTCGGGGCTTTGAGGGATGGCTTGCGGAGAACGGGGTCTGCTTTGACCTTTCAAGGTAT